CTCCTTACGCAACTGATCTGCGCTTACTGTGACATCCTCCACTGGTGCTGTTTCAGTCTTATTGAACATGCCTACAGTCTTACCCATTAGCTCTAAAGCCTTGAGCCTTGAGCCCTCTTGCTTAGCTTCCTTGACATAGTGCAACAATGTTTTCATGACAAACCTTTTCGTGGCCTGCATGTCATCTACCATCGCCTCTGCCGTCTCTCCCCAATGCTCATTCAACATTGCCTGCACCCTTGGGTCTTGCGATAGTTTCCATGCATTCGACTTGATCACTGCTTGCTTTGCCTTAGCGTCTGGGTAAGCCTCCCTATACGCTTGTTCTTGTGTTTTTCCCTCTATGAGCCCTCTAGCAAATGCATGTGCTCTCTGACTTAATGGTTTTATTCTCTCTGTTCCTACGGGCTTTCCATCTATCCTTACTCTTGGGGGTTCTGCGGTCTGGACCAACCGTTCCGCTTCGCTCATCTCACCCGGGTTTTCATCACCGTTCAACCCCATGTCTTGCGCGGCCCTCTCCAGTTCCTCCAAGTAATCATCCCGACTCATTGCACCCATTCTCCGACCGTTGTTTTCATCAGCACTCATCATCATTACCCCTAAGTATTTGTTTAAACGTAACGTTCGCATAACCCAATAAAGTTATCCACAGGCAAGTGTAAACAGTAGTACTACACATTGTCAACAAGGCCTGTTTAAACCAAAACCCATACCAACCCCGCCCAAACCCTTTTAAGCCCCTTCCTGACCTCATCACCTGAAAGTTATCCACAGGTAAGTGTTAACTGATGTACTACACGTTGATTTAAGGCCCTTATTTCGTTTTGTCCATACCAACCCCGCCTGAAACCCTTTCAGGGGCTTCTAGGCCCCTTCAATTACATCTACTCTCTAGGGAATCCATACCCTCTAATAAGAGCGAAAAAATCCTCACTGACCCGGCGATTAAATAACCCCACGGATCACTGGGTTATTACTTGACCACCGTTTAAATCGTTGTGTTATGATTCGTTCCAAGCACTAGCAGTAGCACTCGATTCGATGCAATTACTAGTGTGATATGAACGGCCCATCAAGGTCGGTCTGAGGCGAAACCCAAAGGAAGTTTGGGAGCAAGTCAGACAGGGTTCTGCCCTGTAGCTGTCCACCGTGACGCTAGATAAACCATCTCACATAGATGCCAATGTGATGCCCATGCTGTGGGCATTGCAGTGCCATCTTGCACGACTCTGAAAGTAACTCATGCAAATCAACTACACCACTCTCAAGGCCCACGTTCTGAACAACTTGAAGTTGGCTCAAAAGGACTTCAACAAAAACCCGAACAGCACTTACTGGTCAATCCTGACCCGCGCAATGCTGGTTCACCAGCAGGTCACCGCCCTCCAGCGCGACCGCAACATTGGTCACCTGTGCGAACGCCTGAACCGCATCCCCTTTGGTGAGTGGGATGAAACCATCGTCCGCCACGCCCTTGGCCTGTCCATCCGCGATGTTCTGGCCCCGTCAATCACTAACGTCTGATTTCACCGTGAAGCCCTGCGAGTCAGGGTTTAGCGGGAAATTGTCCCATTAACTGGAACTGAGAGAGGCCGAACATGAAAACAGAACAAGAGATTCGCCTAAAAATTAAGGCACTACATGGCAGACAAAATGCAGTAGTTAAACGTACCGGAGAAATCCACGTCAGAGGGGTTATGCCCAATTCATGCGTTTACGGCTGGTATTTATGGGGGTTTACCGATGATCCATACACTGTAGACAGGCTTTGGGGTGTAGATAAAAAGTAATAGTAACTTCACCGTGAAGCCCTGCGAGTCAGGGCTTTGCAGTGCAACCCGTTTAAACGAAAGGACCTTTATATGACATACGCAACACGTGAAGAGTGGCTCATTGCAGGTATTGAAGAACTGCGCCCGGTATTTGATGCTATCGGGCGACCCCTGCCACAACGCATCCGCCCTGCCTGCGGTTTTCCCCTTGGTTCCAAGCGATCCAAGGCCATTGGTCAGTGCTGGGCTGACACTGCCAGCGCTGACCGCACAATTGAAGTGCTGATCGCCCCGACCTTGGCCGATCCCGTTGCCGTCTTTGAAGTACTGGTGCATGAGCTTTGCCATGCCACATCAGGCGCAATGAATCACGGGGTACGCTTTCAGTCCACCGCCTCATCTATGGGCCTTGAAGCTTGCGGGTCAGGCAAAGAATCATGGAAGTCCACAAAGGGCGATGCAAGTTTCCTGCCTGCTTACAAGGGCATGATCGATGGCCTTGGCCCTTACCCCCATGCGGCCCTGTCATTCGCTGATGCAAAGAAAACACAAGGCACTCGAATGCTCAAGGCCTGCTGTCCGTCATGCGGGTATACCGTGCGCCTTACCCAAAAATGGGCCGACCAAGGCCTGCCCACTTGCCCCTGCGGCGATGACTTAGCCCTTTAATCCCTTAACGAAAGAAAAATTATGTCCACTCAAATGAAACTGCAAATCGCTCGCCTCAAGCTTGAGACCGTGACCGGCGCTTATAAACAATTCGTGCGCATGCCTCAAAACGACATCAGTAAATCAGTCATGGTCGATGCCTTGTATAACGAATTATTGCAGGGCTATATCACCTTTGATCAGATCGCCTATGCTACCCCTGTTGCACCTGCCCCTGTGGGCCTTGACCCCGCGATTGTCGCCAAGGTCGATGCGGCTGGTGCTACTGCCTCCCGCGCACATGATGCAACGATGGCGCATGAGCGCCAAATACACCAGCTTGCTGACTTGATGAGTAGTGATCGCAAGGCGATGGACACCATCGCCATGCAAGTCGATTCCCTGTCCGACAAGATCGGTTCATTCAAGATCGATGAGTCCCTGATCGCGCAGGCCATTGCCACTGCTGTGGCCGATGAGTTTGCCCCGTTTAAACGTGCCGTGCAGGACCTTCAGGCTGAGTCACTTATCGCCGATTTATCCAGCGTTCATATCGTTGAAAATCAAACCACTCTCACGGCCTTTGGTGTTGATGTCCGCGATGTCAAGGGGCAAATGATGACCGTATCTATTTGGAACGACCCCGGCGCGCCATCGGTTGATCCTGATTTTGTTTGGACCGAAGACATCTTGCGCCACCTGATCCAATCCGATAAAACCGGTGAGAATTTATGGTTTGGGGGTGAGCGCGGTACGGGTAAATCCACCGTGGCTGAGCAATTTGCGGCTCGCACTGGTCGCGCGTTTAAACGCATTAATTTTCACAAGCATACATCCTCTGAGGAGTACTTAGGGGCCACCGGCCTGATCGATGGTAATACCGTCTTTGAGCCTAAGGATTTTCTGATGGCTTACTCATCCCCTTCATCCATTATTTTGTTGGATGAGGTAACCAATGCTGACCCGGGTGAGCTTGCGCCCCTCAATGGTTTGCTTGAGCCCAATGCATCAGTCTCCATCGGGGGCCGTGTCTGGCGCAAAGCCCCGGGGGTTTTGATTTTTGCCGCTGATAACACCATGGGCAATGGGGATGAGTCTGGCCGTTATGCTGGCGTTCGTCCCATGAATTCCGCGCTTATTGATCGGTTTTCCCGGGTGATCCCTTTCACCTTTTTGCCTAATGATGAGGAGATCAAGGCAATTGTCTTGCGCACGGGTTGCACCCGGCCACTTGCTGAATATGTCCATCAGGTCATCCGAGTAGCTCGCGCAAAAGTTGAATCTGCCGATATTGTGGATGCCCCATCCATTCGCTCGGTGATGGCCTTTATCCGCGCTCTGCCCTACATCCCATCGCGCCAAGCATGGGAGACCACTGTCGTGGCCCGTCAACCCTCTGAATCCCACGCGGTCCTGCGGGGCTTGTATGAAACCCACATCGATGATGCTTTCATCATCAACAACATCTGAGGTCAATATGAAAATTTATAAAGGCTATCAATTCAAATCTGCGGTTTGCGAATTGGTTCACAAAATTGCCCGTGACCTAAATTGCAAAATATCAGTTACATGGACCGACCAAATCACGACCGCCGGGATCAATCAGAGAGGGACTATTTATCTTGCTGATGTCGCTGATGACGCGATCCTGAATCACAATGACTTAGTTAAATATTGCGGGTTTGCTGTGCATGAGTTACTCCACCGCTTGTTCACCGACTTTACAATTTATGCTGACCACAATTATGTGGCTCAGTTACATAACGCTGTGGAGGATGCATTTATTGAGCACAAGGGGATCAGTTTAAACACAACCGGGAATATTAAAAACCTGCTGACCACTTTAGTTGATAACATGGTCAGTGACTCTCTGGACTCAGTCTCTGATTGGGCCGACCCCCGTCAATACCCTTATGTCTTGGCAATTTATCTGCGCAACCATGCAACCCGCAAGGTTCCATTGGCTAAGGGTCTGGCCCCGATCTTTGATCAGGCCAAAAACATGCTTGGCTCATGCCAGTCATCCGCTGATACTTTAAGTATTGCTGTGTGGGTATTCAATGAAATAAATAAGCTGAATAAACCCAGCCAAAACCCATCAGATCAAGCCACAAGCCCCGTAAAAAATGACGCCAAGGGTAAGGCCACCCCCGATGGGGATAGCCCCTCTAATCGCTCTCCCGAAAACGGCGAACCATCCATTGGTGATGCGACCGCACCATTTAATGATGATGCCTTTTCTGCTGAGCCTACACTTGAGGCCCCCAAGGGCAAAGCGGGTCCGGGTTCTTACAGTGAGGATGCACATGTTTGCAAGACCCCCCATTACGGCCCCGGCACTTGGATGGATGCCACGTTCCCGATCCCCGGTAAATTGCGGTACTCTGTGCGCCAACTGTTTGAGGATTCAGGGATCAATGATTTCCAACGCAATCGCAAGTCTGGTGCAATCAACATCCATGCTTTGCCCACCGTGTCATTTAATGATAAGGTGTTTAAACGCCGTCATGAGGTTGAAGGGATTGACACTGCGGTGACGATTGTGTTGGATGTCTCCACATCCATGTTTCAGGATGCCCCGATGTCTATTGTGTGGGGAATGTCTGAACGGATCATTACCGCAATTCAAACCACCATCGCGCTGATGGAGACACTCGAAAAGGCGCAGGTTGCGGTATCGGTTGTAACCTTTGGCCGTTCCGCTCATATTCTTAAGCCCTTTGATATGCCGGTTAAGAAGGCTATAGCCCCTCTGCGCTCTCTTTCATCAGGGGGAGGGACTAATGATTACTTTGCCGTGCGCTATGCCCACAAGCAGTTACTGATGCGCCCCGAACAGCGCAAGATATGTTTTGTCTTGACCGATGGGGAGGGTCACGCTGATAAATGCAAGGAGCAGGTTATTACCGGGGAGAAGATGGGGATCACGACCATTGGGGTTGGTATCTTTCACTATGTGGGCAACATCTTTTCTCAGCATGCATCGGTGCGTAATGTGTCCGACCTTGCCGAGGTATCGTTTAAACAAATGAAACTGGCCGCTTGATGCGGCCTTTTTTGGAGCTTTTATGTCTGATGAAACTTTCAACATCTGCCTTGCATGGATCGCTGGTTTTGCGACATGCTATCTTTTCTTAACCACTG